CCCATATCTCATGTTGTATTTTGCTAGGCCAGGCTTAAATCCTACAAAGCCATCTGCACTATCATTAAATCCATCAAATTCATAATCTTCTAAATATTCACCAGTGTGATACCCGCCTGGGCCACTGCTTCTTGTTTCAGATTTAAGTCTAAAAACACTTTTAATATTTGTAATACCACTACTGCTGTCCATAGCATCAGCATAACCATAAGGACCATAAATTGGTAATCCGTCCCATGCAAATCCTACAATAGGTGAATGCTCTGTTGTACTCCATTCCTCTAAGCCTGCATGTTTAGGCTCAATAATGTAAGTTCCTTTAGGTGCTGTTTCGTTTCTATAAATCGGGTTTTCATGCCATGTCCCTGATGCATCTGTTTTGTTTTCATCTTTTAAACTGTAAATAGGCACACCAGTAACAGTAACACCAACAAAGTTATCACCTAGCTCGTCTGCAAATCCCTGGGCAACTACGCCTTCAGGGACAATACTGCTATTTCCCATTTGTTCAAATGTATAATTATAAAGTTGGAAACCAGACTCTATATTGTCATTTCTAATATAGATATTTGCAATTTGGAAACTGTCAAACCCAACACCCACAGTATCCCAACCAGTAGTATCCCATGTAATCCTTGCAGATGTACCAGTACCGTATGTTACATTAATACCGTTAGGAAGATTATTGTGTCCTTGACTGTCATAAAACTGGTCTGTAATATCTAAACTAGCAACTCTTGCGTTTGACCAATTAAGTGAGTTTGTTGTAGAACCGTTACTAGATATCTCACCAGGACTTAAAAGTGTACCTGTTTTTGTTACTGGTAATAAATTAGACAGACCTGGTCTTGCAAAATTATTTTTAATTTTGTAACTTTCATCGGCAAAGTTTTCTCTAGGCCCTTGCCTAATAATACCTAGTTCTAAATCGTTCCACATGCTCTCATTTAGAGCAGTGTAGTCGGTGCCATATTGCGTATCCCACCAAGTTGGCTTTTCAAAGAAACCCAACATTTCCCATGGATGAGTATGGGGTCTCACTGTATCGTAGTAATAATTGTACCAGCCTCTCCAGTGACCTGGAAGATCTATATTGCCTCTGTAATTCCAAGTCCACTTGTCGTTTTGATCAAAAAACTCGTTTTTCTGATAATCTGTTTTATTTGCACTAGACCAGATAATAAAATTATGTCTTAATAAATCTGCATATTCTTTAGGCTCAAAATCTGTATCTCTAAAGTAACCAGCTCGTACATCTGTTGTGTTCAATTTTGGTAAACTGTTTGCATCTCTAAATTGTTTTTGACAACTGTTGTAAATTCTTTTTTCAAACTCTAATAAAATATCATCAGTGATGTTACCAACTGTTGGTGTTTTACTGCCATCGTGTCCTATTACAACATCTATAGGAGTTTGATACGATGAATCTGTTTCTATTCTAGGTTGATGTAACGGATATATGCCCATTGCACTTGGTGTAGGAGGACATTCAGCACTGTCTCTGTTTTCATCATACAATTTTACAATAATTGTGTCGCCTACTGATAATGTGAATTTAGAAGAATCTAATTGAACCGTAATTGGGTTAGTGCTACTAAATGTATATTCATCATCTAATAATAAAATGCGAGGGAATTCATCGTTAAATGCTTTATAGTAAACTAGTGCAGTATTTTCTAAAAGTGCAACATCTTTATATTCGTCTAGTGTATATTCAAACTCTGCAACATCTGTAACATCAAATGTTTGTTCTACAAAGTTATCTCCATACGGTAAAATATAACTAGTTGCAAATACACCTTTACCTATACTGTATGATACTGTATTTCTTAAAACTTTTTCAAGTAAATATTCATTTGAATAAAGACTAGTATCAAATGTATTATAATATTTTTGTATTTCTGATTTTAATCTGTTTTTAAACTTTTCGTATTCTCTGCCAACAAATCTAATAGACTCAAGCAAGTTATGTGGTTGATCGTCTAATAAAAACGCACCTAAGATCAAATTATCGTTTGACATGGTAATGTCAGTTGCGTGTATTAAGTCTTTAGGACTAGAATCAAAATTGTTGCTTGCTAATGCATCACCTGCAAATCCGTCTTGACTTTCTACAAATCTCTTAAAGTGAGGCAAGTACTGAGGTTCTGCAATAATTTCTATATCATTCTTATCAGGGTTGTTTCTCCAACTTAAAGGAATATCATATCTACTATTATTAATTAATCGTAAGCCATCATCACTTACAACTTCAATTTCAATGATATCGCCATTTTTAAAATCAAATTTTGAAAATACGATGTTTCCGTCGTTATAAGTGTAATCAGAAATTATAACACTGTTCTTTTTAACTATTATATCATAACCACTAGGCGTGCCTAATCTAGTGTTTGGTACTGCACCAATATCGTAAATTAAAGTCTTATCTTCGATAATATTAGCATCAATAGTGTATGTTGTATGAATTTTTTGACGAGATAAAGCATCTACTGTCTTCCAATAAGAATGATACTCTGTTTTGTTGCCAAGTAATTTATAATAAAACGCACCTTTTATAGAACTGTTTGTACTACTACCGAATGGTTTATAGTTATATGATGCTGTTTCTATACAGTTCTCAAAACTAATTTCACTAGCACTTTTAAATTGACTGTAACTTAAAGGGAACCCTAATACACTATCATTTGTGCCTGTTCCTACTTTATAAGAAAATATCTTACAACCGTCAAAAGATGAACTAGGATAAATGCCAAGATTGTTTAATGATCTATTTTTATCGTCGTATAAATTAAACAGAGGTGCTTGGTTGACATTTGTTTTATTTTGTGCCTGCTGGAATCCTGCATCTGTTACCAAATAATCTATTCCACTATAATTAATACCATTTTTAATATTAAATGTATCACCTGTAGCAAGCACAGCACCTTCTGCTGTTAAAGCAATACTTGAACCTACACCGCTTACTTTATAGATAATGTTTTTATTTGTTTCAGATTCGTTATCAAAAACAATTAACATATTGTTAGTTAAATCAACATTATCTATAGTAAATGTTGATTGGCCTTGTATGTCTGATATGAGATTTTCTGTAACAAATAAATCTACTTCACCTCGATAATTTGTACCGTGGTTATACATTTCTATTCGTCTATCGAATTCTATAATAGGTCTTTGAGCTCTGTATTTTTTATCCGGTAATGTATCACCTACATCTAAAAAGTTATTTCTATGATACCAGTGGTTACATCTACTCCAAGCAGAACCAACTACTGATCCTCTTTCTATAACCATGTAGTCTGAGTATTCTTGATTTGCTTGAGCACCAAACATTCTATTACTAATACTTTGCTTGGTTAGATAAATGCTTTCTCCTACACCACCTACAATATAATTTGTTGCAATATAACTAGAAGGTATAACATAATTACCAACAAAAGAAATAACCATTCCGTTGCGTAATTTTTTACCGTTCATGTTTGGAGATGTTGTGCCATCTACAAATGTGTATTCTTTTTTGCCTATAATATCTTTTTCTATATTAATAGGATTGTATTGATCCATTGTGATTGTAACAACACTTGGGCCTGTAAGTGACCAAAAATATTCTGCATGATTTATAAACTTGTCAACATTAATCGGTGGCATAAATGTTTGGTAATTAGAACCAAACAATGTATTATGATTTCTTACATTAACACCATAAGTTTTAAGTATATCTATAAATTCATCATAGAAAATTACATTTTCACTTTCACCAGTAATAGGATTTAAATTGTTTACCGCTGGACTAAAAGCATAGTGGAATCTATCTGGATTCAGTGTGTCAATAAATGCTCCGGATAAACCTGTGTCGTCACCGGTCTTCTTACCAATGTATCCGGAAAGCACAGTTGTATTTGCTTGGCTATATAATTGCTCTACAGTACTTTCGAAAAAGTTTTTAATTGCTGTAGTTTGCAATACAACTGGTAAATTGTTTACTAACTTATCGGCCATTTAAATTTTACCTTTTTACACTTAAAGTTTGTTGACTAATTTTTTCTACAACTTCTATATCATTCACAGTAGCGGTATTTAAAAACAATTCATCTGGTTCACCTTTTACTTGGAAAAGATCACCAAACTTACCACTAGTGTTTCTAGGTACAATAACTATACTACCTATATTACTGCCCAATCTTTGATGCACATAACTGCTGAGTTCTGTAAAGTAAAAAGTTTCACCAAACTCCCAATTATCTACATTAAAGTATGTGTCAAATGCTTTAATAATTCTACTTCGAATTTCGTTGTCGCTAAGTGTAGAACTTTTTAGTTTGACAACTCTAAATTTTGCTTGTACGCTTTCGTCTGCATCATCACCAAATAATTTCTTAAATTTGGCACTCTTAAATACCAATGTATCACTTGCTGATTTGAATTCTTGTAAACCTTTAAATTCGTTTGCTAATTCTGAACTGGTTGGCGGATATGGCCATTCAGTGCCAGGTACTTTTTTGTACTTCAATACATCACTGTAATATGTACTAGTTAACACTAACATTTCAACCACATTACTAATGCTAGGATCAATTCTCACATCTTTAGGTGCAACATGCTTCCATTTAAAAATCACTTCGTCGTTGCTTTGTGATGCAGTATTTTGACCTGCTGACCTACCATTTCTCACATAAAATTCGTCTTCGTCTTTTTCTATTGCAGATACAATCTGAGGATTAGTGCTCTGCTTAGTTAATTGAAAAATCTTTTTGGTATCCACTGCATACAACAACAATCCGTTTAATGCGCCTACATTATTTTCAAATTCACTTACTAAGGTTTGCTTTTTAAGTATTACCAAATTTATGTTGTCTAGGCTCTTAGTATTAGCATAACTACCAGGACTAATTTCTTTTGTACTTATATTAACACTAATACTTGTTTCGTTTCTTAAGTCCTCAATAACACCAGTAAAAGGTCTACTATATTTGTAACCATCAAAATCTGTATAGTGGTCAAAGAACACTAAATCATGTTTATTAACAAACTCTCTAAATTGTAATGGTCTATCAGGAACTAGATCGCCATCAACATCGTATGCTGATACAATAACTTTACGATTGTCTGTAAATCCGTCATTGTATTTGACCGGCTCTACCACAGTCCATTTAATATCATTATCAAGTTTATCCTTGTCGTATGAATAATTAACAACCATTTGATCTCTGCTTAATCCGCCTGCATCTCTTACATAAGTATGTGCGTTTTCATTCCAATTCTTAATCCTAATATTTCCTGTTTGAAGAGTTGGATTGGAATCAAGTAACAGTACTCTACCTGTTGCATTTGCGTTAGCAGTATCGTTATTAGGACCATAACTGTATGTGCCTGTTGTGGCATTAGCATGATAAATTTCTAATTGCTCAGTATCGCTGTTATAATCTCTATAAATTATTTCACCGTTAGCGGCCAAAATGTTATATCCAAATGTTGTGTTATTGAATTCAAATGTAACCTGTCCTGGCCAAAAGTTAATAATACCGCTGTTGTTTGAAAGTGTAATATTACTATAACTAGCATTGGCACCGCTATCATCGGTTTTAAAATATGTAGGCAAATTTACTATTGCTGGATTAACAAATACATTAGATGGTCGATCACCATTTCTAAATATGCCTAAATTTGTTTTCCAATCTACAGTAACATCATACCACTTAGTATTTCTTGCTCTCAAAGGAATATTTGTTAGATATCCGTTTGGCTGATACAAGTCACCGCTTAAATCACTTCTAAATACATCACCTTTAAACGAATCGCCTAAACCATCTGAATTAGAATCTACCCAAGTAAATGTTTCTGAACTACCAGGTTTAAAGTTTAGTTTTGTAAATGTAATTAAATCCTGATTTGCGGCATTATCAGAATCAAGTATTTTTGAGTTTTGTATATTATAAAACTTAAGATCTTTTTTACTTTCAACTATGTAATGCTGACCTCTACTAGTAACATTGTATGTTGTTTTTCCGTTGACTGTTCCTGCAAACTCACATAGCACTAACCAACTTGCATCAAGTCCATTGCCGGATGTGTTTCTAGAATAAAAAGGTGACCATTCACCGGTCTTGTCTATATTCGTATTTTGTATAACATACCAAAAGTCTTTTTCTGAATCGTACCCTAATGCAAAGGTTCTTTTGTTTTCTAACTCAGTGCCAATCAATGATCTTTCATTTCTATCAGTGGCAAATTCTTTTCTAATACTAGGAATATAGTCTGTAACTTTCCAGTTATGTTGAATCTTATCACTTATCTGTATAGGTGCAACTCCTGTGCTTAATCCACTGCTGAGTTCACCATTATTATCGACTCGTGTAAGTCTAGCCCAAGTCCAATCGGATGGATCTCTAGGATTCTCAAATCTTAAGAAATTATTTTCTTGGAACATTTTAAACATAAACTTGCCAGTTGTATTATTAAAATAATTGTTCACCAAAACATTTTCCTGTCCTGCTACAGAAGATTTTTCTGTAAAATAACCTGTCTGGCTTTTGCCTGTTACAACTGGTAATGATTTAAATAATATATCATGCCTTTCAATGTTGAATTTGTTTGTATCCAAATCCATCCAGCCTTCTCTGTATTGGTTATAAACAAAATTACTCAATCTCTGATTTTTAAGTATTTTAGGTAATGTTACTGTTAATACTTCAGAAACTGTATTATTAATACCTACTGTAAATTGGCTTGTAACTGTTTTACTTTCACTATACAATGCACCATCTTGTGCAAATGTTTCTAAATTCTGATATGTTCCTGTCGGATCATTAATATCAATATATCTACTATGGCCGGCATGAGTTCTATTAATTGCTTTTAGTTTTGTAATATTACTGCTTTGACTAAACGGAAACACATTATAATCCTGTGCAGAAACCATTCTGTTTTGTGTATAGAATGCTTGCGGTGCTCTCTGTTTAATAGCACCCAATGTTTCTGCTGGCAAACTGTTTTTCACAGTGTACTTTAAACTACATGTAATAGTTAATGTGTGCTTTTCGCCAGTTGCATTTTCATAAGGAATAGGTATCTGTATGTTTCTTGCCATTGCAGGAGTAATTGTAAATGCTTCAGGTAAACTAACCCTGTGATACATTTTAAATCTACCGTAAGGAATATTACCAAATGTACCGTCTGGGAATTTTAATCTTATACCTGCATTATCAATATTTTCTATAGAATATAAATTCTTCTCACCTAGTGTGAGATCGTTATATGTTAATGTTTGTCCAACAGTGTTAGGTACTCGTTGCCATTTATTTAAAGTTACACCATTTGAATCTAATTCTGATAACCAAACATCACTTTCGTTAATGTTTGGTATATTAACATTTTCAATTCTATTTTCAATAGGTGTAATGTAGTTAAAATCGTTAGTACCTAATGTACCCTGCTTAAACATCAAGAAGAATCCGGTGTCATCACTGCCTATACCTTTACCATCGTTTCTGTAAATTAAATTAAAGTTATTAAGTGAATTAGGGTGTTGTTCTTCAAACACGCCGCCGTCTTTAAAATCTGGATTAACAACCTCAAAGTTTAATTGTCTATTGTTGACACTAATTTTAAAAGGAAAACTAATAGGAGCATTTAATTGAGTTTGTATTTCATAAATGTCTGTTGGCACATCTGCTACTTTACCTGACTTTACAGGCGCACTATATCTATTACTACTGCTCATCGCAGAATTTAATACTAATAAAAATTGCTCGTAACTGTCAGGATTATTTGCATCATCAAAGAAAATGTTTACATTGTTAAGATTATTACCAGCACTGTCTGTAACAGTTTCTGATGTTCTAATAGAATCAACTTTTAATAGCCCGCTTGCACAAATATTTCTTCTTGGATTGTAGCCAAGCATTCTTGCAAGTTTAAAAACAGAGTCGCGTCTTTCAGCAGTTTCTAAAAAGTTTTCTCTGCTGTTGAGATCCATTCTGAATGCCAGTGACTGAGATATAAACGCCAGCATTTCAATGATAGCAATAAACTCAGAACTTTCTGTGTAGTCGTTAAAGTTTTCAGGAAAGTTTGTTTTGATATAATCGACTAGAGCATTTTTAATGGTGTCAAAATCATACGCCTGGAAATCAACCTGGCTAAATGCTTTATATGCAACTTTCCAATCTTCTGCCGCAAATAAATTATTCTGTCTATTAACTAAAGCCATTTTTAATTCTCTCTTGTAAACTCAAGATACAGTGCATCTTCTGCGTTTAAGTAAACAAAGTTTAATGCTACTTCTACTCTAATAGAATGGTCAGTTCGTAGCATCTTAATATCTCGCAATTCAACTCTTGTTTCTTTTTCTATAATTCTTTCTATATCTTCTCTAATTTCATTATCTGTAACTAGATCCTCAGGATTCATTAGCAAGTCATGAACAATACAACCAAAATCCGGTCTCATTACTCGCTCGCCTTTCTTGGTGTAAAATTCATTCAGTAGATCTCTTTTCACCAATTCTATATCTGTAAGAGTATATGGTGCCCTAATATTGTCTACTGTATTGAATCCTTTGAATACTGTTGCCATACAAGTATTTATCATAATCATTAACTATAGTTTTAATTAAAGAAAAAGTGGTTGACAGGGCGTAAAAAGTGTGTATAATAAGCAATGTTGTAGTAAATACAACTGTTATTTTTACTAACAAGAGGAACAATTAAATGTTCAAGATCAAAAATGAGTTTGATCGTATTTGTGTGTTAGCCGATGTTGCTAACAAAAAACTTAACTTTAAGAGGTTCCATACAATGTCTGCTACCAAGCAGAAGTATGCACAGTTTGGAATCTATGATAGTGTTAACAAAAAGTTTGTTCTTTTTGACACTATTTACTTTGCAGGTCACTATGGCTACGATAAACATGTTAAGCCACAGGAATTTGTAGAGATGGAGAAACTTATCAAGAATGTCTAAAATCTTATATCTACATGGTGCTAATGCTTCGCCTGATAATTTTAATTATTATAAATTAATTTTGCCAAAACATGACAGCATAGCACCTATGTATGATATGGATGAAGATCCTTTTGATGTTGTGGACTCTGTGACTAGAAAGGTCCGCCGTGAACTAGGTGATGAACCTATCACGGTGGTCGGCCACAGTTTTGGCGGATTAATTGGTGCTTGGTATAGTGCCATTAATCCCAGCCAAGTTAAACACCTAGTTACTATTGCTACACCGTGGCAAGGCACACCTGTTGCTAGAATTTTTGGTTATTTTTTTAGAAACTCGAAAATGTTCCAAAACACTAGGCCAGGTGCTGATGTTTTAAATTTACTGCAATCTAAAAAGTTTAACGGTATGCATACTAACATTGTTTGTACTCGAGGTGGCAATCCTGTTGCCGGTATGGGCAGTCAAGCCAATGACGGCATGGTAAGTGTTAGTAGCCAAAGTGCTACACCGCCTCTATTCAAAAACAGCGAAAATTTCTTTATTGAGGCTGGACATAGCGGAATTTTGTTAAATAATACTGCAACAGAGTTATTAACTAAATGTATATTCGAGGAAAATTGTGAGCCAAAATCTCAATCTTAACAACACACTGGAAGAAGAACTACGACTAGAACTTTGTGATCAACTTAAACTTATACATGCTTTAAAAGCAGAAATAGATATGCTTAAAAGAAGTGTTGCGGAAGAACAAGATCAGAAATACAGAGCGTATGTGAAAATTTCAGATTTACAAAGACTTTTAAATAGCAAAGAGCTTTAAGCAGATTCTAAATCTGTAGTCGACCCAGTATTGTTTGGGTTGTACAGTGTTGCAGGTGTTGCACTGAAACCTAAAACACTATTTCTCATGTTTCTTAAATCTAATGCTTGTTGTTGCCAAGAAACATTTCTATCACCATAATCAGGTAAAGGTATATAATCAGGAGTTTGAAATAACTCTCCTTCGAATAATCTACGATAATAAAAGTCTGGCCTTTGTTGAGGTGTCGACCCGTTAACACTTGGGCCGTATGAAAATTCAAGCATTGCTTTTGGAACTTTTTGAAAATCGCCTGCGTTTGTAAGTGCTAATGCTTTACTACCTGCTAATCCAGTGTTGCCATCCGTTCCTTGGACTCCAATGTGCATAGCCATGCTGGTTAAAGCGGCTACTTGGTTATCGGATACTAAAAGTTCAGTGCCGTCAGGTTTGACTGGACTAATTAAAGATCTCACTTCTGTTGATGTTGCGGCAAAGTCTGCTCTAATTAATTGTATGTTTTGACTGTCTGTTAAATGTTCAGCATTTGTAAAGTCATTTATACTTATGCCAGACTGTTTATCCATATAAGTCACAATACCAACATTTTCTACTTTACTAACACCCATTAAGTCATAAGATTTTTTTATATCAGCAGGATCGGTATCTGCTGAGAGAGCATTTAACTTTTTAACTTTGTCCCTAAGAACTGCAACATCAGCATTGCTTGAACTAAGTCGTTCTCCTTGTGGACCTAGTGCGATCTGTTTTAAGTCTGCGTCTAAACCATTTAATCTTGTGGTTGAGCCTATTAATAATGCCTTATCTGGTGTAAGTGTAGCACTTCTAACTGCTGGTATAGAAGTTGCCAATGCTTTTGCTATGTTTGGAGATACTAACGATCTATTTAAATTTTTATTCTGTGCCCTAGTCCAATTACTGGGAACTTGCACTGCTGGATTATACATTGGATTATTAAACCCTTGGTAACTTACACCTTGCTGAAAACCGGATGGACTATTTAATGATGCTGGTATTGGATTACCGTTTGAGTCCGCTGTTCCTGATGATGCTACTGGCTGTCCGTTTGCGGCCGCTGGATTTGATGGTTGCGATCCTGGTGCACCACTTGTTCTTGGGTCGCCCATTGCATGGCCTCCCCATGGTTCAGCCGTCATAAATTCTGTTACAATACTTACAACTGATGGTGCTGTGCCATCTCTAACACCACCTGTTGGCAAAACATTATCACTATCTTTCTCGTACGGTATTTCTCCAACAGGTTGATCTAAAAATGTTCTTGTTAGCAAGCCGCCTATTGTTGTTGCATCTGATGCATCATTTGCACTTCCACCACCACTGTTCATTAAAACTTTACTGGCTTTTTCTACAATGTTTCCGCCGCTTTCTATAACAACATCACCGCCTGCTTTTTCGCTGAGTTTATCATCGGTCTGTAAATTTATTGGTCCTGGTGTTTTTAAGTTTATAGCAGTTCCGGATTGCATGTTTGCTACACCTGCAGAATTTAAGTGTATATCGCCTGAGGCTGATGTTGCAAAGATACTTGCGGACGATGCAAATCTTGTTTCTAGTTGTGATTCAAATAAAAGATTGCCGCCAATGCCTGTAGGCGGTGAACCAAGTTCTGATGATCCAGCATATTCATCAGTGTAATCACCTGCCGCTTTCATAAGTATGTCTTGGCCTGCTTCAATGTTAATATTTTTATCTGCTCTCAGATTAAAATCGCCTTTTGTTCTAAAGTGTATGCCTGCTTCTGCATACAGATGTACAGCACCTTTTTGATCAAATTCTAACCAAACTTTACCGTTGTTAGTAATAAAGTACATGATATTTTCACTGTCATCCATTAAAATTTGATGGCCTTTTGCAGTTCTCAATCTAATGTTTCTACTTTGTAAACTGTCGTCCATTATAAATTGATGTCCGCCAGTTCTATAATTTGGTTTAATTGGATCTCTAGGACCGGGAGTTAATATACCAAATACTTCACTTGGAGATTCTCTTCTTGCACCACTAGTAGATACACCTCTTACGGTATCGTACATCAAACCTTGTTTAACAATACCTTCTGCTAATGTATGTGCAATAGGCCTTACAACATCATTAAATGTTTGTTGCGATGTTTTTTTGTTTCTTTCTAATGACGGTAGCAACTCACTGCCTACCTGGAATGTAGCACTGCCAGGCATGCCCGGTACCATATGATTATGTCTATCATGGAACAAACAACTTATGATAATAGGAAACTTCATGTTACCATCACCAAAGGCTACAAGCACATGTGTTCCTATATCTGGTGGTATCATCCACATACCATATGTTTGACTTGTTTGTTCAGGGTTTTCTAAATCTGCACCAACTGCTTGTGGGTCTGTTGTTCCAGCAAACGGTGAGCTCCAAATTGCTTCAAAGTATCCTGTTTTGGTTTGGCTGTCTTGAGATAATGCAGGAACAAATACTTGTAATCGTCCTGTTCTGCTAACATCCACAGTAGATATAACTTCGCCCATAAAAATTCCGTAGGTAGGATCTTTAAGTTCCTGTATTTTTTGCCTAGGATTCTTATTGCTCTGTTTATTTAAATTTGCGTTGTAACCCATATTACTCTTCTACTTGTGTTTGAGGTGGTGTTCTTTCTAACTGACTTAATCTGATAGGAGGCATTTTATTTAAATCCAGTTCCTGTCTAAATAATCCATTACTGAAACTGCTAACAACTTTTACTAGCCTATAACACCCACTCACAAAATAACTAGTTCCTTGTGGTTTCCAATAACCTGTATTTTCATCTTCGTCAGCAGTATTAAAATCAAACAGCCTTGGAGTCTGTAAATCAAATAGTATATAGTTCTCATCAATGTCATACACAGCATTATTAGGATTAGATTTTTTCTCTTTAACTGGACCAGCCAAATATCTAACAACTTCTGCACCTGTATTAGTTGGTCCTAAGTACCATGGATCACCTTTTATACCTAAATCTAATGTTACTAGAAAATCAGTTGCACCATGTGCTTGCATGAGATATCCAAATATTGTGTTTTTAGGACTACCATCAAATGTTGCACTTTCTGTTGGGTTGGTTACCATTCCCTGGAAGTTACTGCTTTGTACATTGTCTCCTGCTTCGTCTGGGTTAGGATTATTAACATCAAAACTATCACCGTCTTCCTGTGCTCTCGCAAAAGAACGACGAAGGTCTGCAACTTGCTGTCTTGCGCCTGCTAAAGATACTGCATTATCCATATTATCTCTTAAAGTTGCGCCTGAAATTATATCTTCACTATATTGATAACCACTTGGCTCGTTTAAATAATCGCCACCATCGATTTGCTCGTAACTATCACTGGTTGTGTATTTTGCTTGTTGCTGTTGAGCATTATTAATTGCTTGATTAAATTGGCTATCTGCTAAAACTGTTGCTAATATTCGTGCGTTAGTTCCTGACCTATTTTCAAGTATATCAGCAACATCTGCTGAACTAAAACCTAATAATGACCCTAATGCTGTGATATCATCATCTCCTAGATTTTTCTTAATATCGTTTAATGCTTTTCTCTGTTCTTCTTCTTTTTTCTGAGAGGCTTGTTGATCAGCGGCTCGTTGCTCTTCTGGTGAAAGATTACTGGCCAGTGTTTGCGATTGCGTTGTGCTAAATTCGCCTACTGCTCCACCCGCAGGCGCTAACAATAATGAATGTCCTGCATTATATTGTATCCTACAATCTGTAATTTGATCGTTCCTGCCAGAGTATATGTAGTGATATGATTTCATTATTGTTTCTCTCATACCATCAAATCTTTGCTGGGTTTCTTGTGCTGTTAAATTTCTATTTTCTTCTGGGTGAAATTGTATATGATCACCTGAAGGTCTATACACAGTTGGCTGATATGTTACTTTTTTAGCATAAGTATTACGCAATGGATCGTATCCTAAAAATTCCCAGCCTGCTTGTATCTTGTACCATTTGGTAAATGTTTTTCCTCTGTCAAGAATTTTTTCACCTTCTGTATCGTCTGGGTTTTGTGTTCTAGTAAGTTCGTTAAAGAAATCATCATTCATACTTAAAATTGTTAAAAACACAGTATCTAATGTAACACCTTCTCTGAATGTTATTTGATCTCCTTCTACTTCAACATCTAATTCACCAATGTCTCTTACATTTAACAATCCAACTCCTAACTGATCTCTGTACTCTCCGGGTGTTAAATTTAACAATTCTGGATTCATTATTCTATTAACTGCTTCTGATCTTTTAGCATTATTAGTAACCAATCGTTCGTCTGCAATATAGTAACCCTCGCCTCGAGCTGAACTTAATAAACCATCTAGATCAAAATCAATTTCATCTTTGATACTGTAAGTAGTGTTATGTGTTTCTCTATAATCTGATAAATGTTCTCTTAAAGCATCGATGTGTTCTGTTATTGTGCTACCAGTTGTAGTAATAGTTGCTGGCAGTCTAAAAAATACATCATTGTATGCTAGGCCATCTTCAGATACACATGAAACTTGATAACTACTACCTTTTTCATCTATCTCTAATTCTATGGTGCTTAAAATTAATCTATATCTAAATGGCCCTTGGATTGTTACAGGATAACCTGCACCGTCACCGGTATCGTCGTCACCTGGTGTATATCCTTTAAAATTTATTTCCAAAAATAAAGGAACATCGTTTGCAAAAGCAGGCGCACCTAATTGTACTTTTGCAGAAATTATTTGATCTAAAAATGTTGCGGCGCCTGGTTGTATGATTTCAAAATTTACTGTGGTAGTATGAGGCTTGCCGCCTTGGTCAGCAACATTAACAATTTCTATGTTGTCTATTTGATTACCTGTTGTGCTTGTTTGTGCAAGAATAACTGTTTGCTCTGGCGGTGCTATATACCAGCCGTGCATGTATCCGCCTTTGGTTCCTCCACCAGGCAAATCAGATCTTGCATCTATACCTGATTGAAATGTTGGATCGTTTGCGTATTGTCCTAAATCTACAGTAGGTGGTATCATGTATAACCTTGCTGTGTATGCAACATTATCGAAGTAATCTAAAATATTATCATAGACTGTGCCCACATAAGGATCATGTGTTGCATTTTCCTGTTCTGGCTTAGGATCGTTTACCATGTTATCAACCTATAATAGTTTCTATAGTAGACATAGATGGTACTTTAATCTCAATTCCTTCTTTAAAATCTCTGAGGGGATCTTTGATAAGATCTGGGTTTCTAAGGGCAAAGACCCACCATAGTCTACTGTTGTCATATAAAGCATCTGCTAATAAATCTGGCCTTCCGGCATAACCTCTTTCAATTGTGTAGGTTTTGTCGTTGACTGTTCTTGGAATTTTTGGTAGGCTGTTTAAATCTAGGAATTGATCGAACACCCCAGCATTTTTTAAGAAACTGTCTCTTCTATGAAAATTAGCCATTAAATAAATCCGTCTTTATAACCCTTACCACTAGTAAACTTGTTAAGGTCAAATCTTTTTCTAAGTTTGTGTGGTGTGTAACTTGGTTGTAGTGTAATAGATATGTTTGATAAGGTTGGTACATAAGTTGTTTCTGTTTGGCCACCTGATGCTGTTTTTACAGGAACATAATCTATATCATCGCCCAATTGGTATTGATAATCTGTAACCACTACAGGTACTTTGTTAAACCCGTGATCTCCCATGTATTCAAATAACATAACAGGAGGAGGTGTACCGTACATTTCATTTATAACTGCTGAGTCACCAAAAAATGCTTTGGTAGCAACTCTGAGGAAATGGAATATGCCAAGCAAGTACCTTGCTTCTTCTACTGTGTTTGCTGTAAAGTCTGCAACCACTACTAATTGCGGTGGCTCAGAATGATTAAATGTTACATATGGATAGTTTGCGCCAGCAAATACTTGTGTATCGTATGTTGCTCTACCACTGACAAATATATTTGGTGTGTACTGCCAAACCAAACCGCCTGATTCAAATAGCGGTCTTAATAGATAATCTAATTCTGGCTGTTCAGCCTCACCGTTTGCAACTGTAGTCCCGGACCAAAAAGATGTACCTCTACCTTTAGGTCTTAACCTTGCTCTCCAATCTGTAGGCGTACTTAAATCTGCGGCGCCTTCCGATGACTCTATACTTGGAAATCCGGTTACAGCGGCAGTGTCAGAGGCAAGTTGTGATAGATCTGATTGTTGATATCTAGCCTTATCACTTAAAATGTTTGTATAACCTGTTGTTGTTCTAACATGATCTGGCATGGTTCTAGGCAGTATTCCGCCTTGGCCAGTTGGCAATCCTAGGACTGAACCCCATGAACCAGTGCTAGTATTAATAGTTTTTGTACCTAATTTATCTCTAATATATTGGTTAAAAACATTTTTTATATTTTGATCAGTACTTGCCATACTATCTCCTTTACATAACTATTTATCGGATTCATTAAAAGAAGTTTTAATTTTTAATTCTGGCTAAATATTACTTGACAATGCACAAAGACTGTGTATAATACTAACAATATAAATGAACTATAATTTTGAGGAGAGTTAATGGCACAGCCTAAAAAAGTTAATTATCTTAATAACAAAGATATCCTAAAAGAGATTCACAAGAGCAAAATGTCATACTGTTTTATCGAAGATGAAAAGTATGAAGGTTTTGACATCATAGTTGAAGATGTTAAAAAAATCAACAGAAATACACTAAAACAAGCAAAAGAAAACAAAGCATCTAGATTGCAGTCAGAGGCTTATCAAGCCGCTATGCTAACTCATGATAGAAAGGATTATAAAAACAAACCCAAACAAAAAGAGTTTGCTGTTGATCCTAAAAGCATAGACAATGATGATATAGTGTTTAGAGTTATGACTTACGAGCATATTCCAGACGAGGAAGGCCGTAAAAAGAACCCTAAGAACATTGCAGAAACCAAAGCAAAAGTAAATTTTCCTCCCTTTAAGCATTATGCATACAAAGGCGATGATCTAGTAGAGGTTGCTAGAAGTCATTGGCAGGGCAGTTTAAGCAACGGTGATTTCTGCGTTGATCATGGAACTATCACAAACAAATTAGGTACTATGTTTTTAAAACTTGTTGAACGATATTCTCATAGAGCAAACTGGCGTGGTTACACTTATGTTGACGAAATGCGTGGGCAAGCCTTAGTGCAATTAGCACAAATTGGTTTGCAATTTAATGAAGCAAAATCAGATAACCCATTTGCTTATTATACTGCCGCAGTAAACAATAGTTTTACTAGGGTGCTTAACATTGAGAAAAGGAATCAAACTATCAGAGATGATATCTTAATTGAGCAAGGACATTTACCAAGTTACGGAAGGCAGATTGCACACGAAGAGTCTCTTCGTGCAATGCGAGAAGCGGCCGAAAGTAGCGAATCCGAATCATTGGCAGATTAATTTATGGCTGAACTGTTTAAGACAGCGGCCTGCTTTACGGATATTCACTACGGATTAAAGCAGAACAGCCGCTTACATTTAGATGACTGTCATCGATATGTAGACTGGTTTATTGCAGAAGCAAAAGCAAGAAATGCAGAAACTTGTATATTTCTTGGTGACTGGCATCATCACAGAGCAAGTGTAAATGTTGCTACAATGAATGCCACTATTAAAGATCTCAAAAAACTCAACGATGCATTCGAAAAAGTTTACTTTATAACAGGTAATCACGACTTGTATTATAGAGATAAAAGAGAACTTAATAGCATCGAATATGCTCGAGACTTATCTAACTTTGTAATGATCGATGAACATTTTTTACAAGATGATGTAGCGATCATTCCATGGCTGGTTGGGAAAGAATATAAAAAAGTTGCCCAAATGAAATGCAAATATATGTTCGGACATTTTGAGTTACCATACTTCAAAATGAATGCTATGGTAGAAATGCCTGACCATGATGGCATAAAAGCAGACATGTTAAGCGGACCAGAGTATGTGTTCAGTGGGCACTTTCACAAAAGACAATACAAAAACAACATTCACTATATTGGCAATGCTTTTCCACACAATTACGCAGATGTAGACGATAACGAGCGAGGCGCTATGTTCCTAACATGGGGCGAAGAACCTCAATATGTAAATTGGGATGACGCACCAAAATATCGTGTGTTTACACTTAAACAATTATTAGATGACCATGCAGAATTATTAGATCAATACACTTATGCTAGAGTAAAACTAGACATCAGCATCAGTTATGAAGAGGCCAATTTTGTTAGAGAAAAGTTTGCAGAACAATATAATGTTAGAGAACTTCAATTAATTCCTATTAAAGAGGAAGAAGAATATGAAGGCGGAGACATTATATTTGAAAGTGTCGATCAAATTGTTATACAGCAATTAGAAACTATCGAAAGTAATACTGTAAACAAACAAAAACTTATAGACATCTATAATGAAATTGAGATTCAGTAATGTTAAAAATTAAAAATGTAAGTGCAAAGAATTTTATGAGTGTTGGTAATAATACTCAAGCAGTTAATTTTGATAATTGCCAACTTACACTGGTTCTTGGTCATAACTTAGATATGGGTGGTGACGGTAGCAGAAATGGTACTGGTAAAACTACTATCATTAACGCACTCAGTTATGCACTATATGGCGAAGCACTAACAAACATCAGGCGTGATAACCTTATCAACAAAACAAATGGTAAGGGTATGATTACTACAGTTGATTTTGAAATTGAAGGCCGAGATTATCGCATCGAACGAGGTCGCAGACCAAATGTGTTAAGATTGCTAGTCAATGGTGAGGATGCGTTTACCGAAGAACAACAAGGTGATAGTCGTGAGACGCAAAAAGAAATTGAGAAAATTATAGGATTTCCTCACAACATGTTTAAGCATCTCATTGCTCTCAATACCTATACAGAACCTTTCCTCAGTATGAAGAACAATGATCAGCGAGATATGATTGAGCAGTTGTTAGGTATTACTGAACTTTCGCAAAAAGCAGAAGTATTAAAAGAAAGAATGAAGTCTACTCGAGAAAATCTTAAAGAAGAAGAAATTCGTATTAATGCTGTCGAAGAAAGTAACAAACGAATAGATAAAAATATTAAAGAAATTGAAAGTCGTAGTAAAGCATGGGAAGTACAAAAAACAAACAAACTCGGTGAGTTTAATAGTTTAATAGATACTCTAGAAGAAATTAATATTGATTCAGAAATTAATAAACACAAACACAATACATTTGTTACAGAACAATCTACAAAGTTTACAATTTTAAATAATGAGCGTGAAGTTAACGATAGAAGTCTTGTAAGAAGTATCGAAAAACTATCTACATTAAAAGACAACTTACAAAAAGCAATAGAGGGTGTTTGTCCTGCATGTGAGCAAAGTACAGCACACTTAGATACACACGAAGCATACACACAAGAGTTGCGTGAAAAAATTGTGGAAGAAGAAGATTATAATGCCGGTTTGAAAAAAAGAGATAAAGAAATACAAGACGAGCAAGATGCATTGGGAGTAATAGGGGAAACAGTAGAAACATTTTATTCTAAACTAGAAGATGCTCTAGAACACCGACACAATTTAGAAACACTTAAAAATCAACTAGAAGAAAAAGCCAACGAAATAAATCCTTATCTGGAGCAAATAGAAGGTTTAAGAGACACAGGTATTCAAACTATAGATTTTGAAACTATAAACGAATTAACATACTTGCAAGAACATCAAGAGTTTTTGTATAAACTGCTCACAAGTAAAGACAGTTTTATCCGTAAAAAGATTATAGATCAGAACATAGCATACCTAAATCACAGGTTAGCACACTATTTAGACAAGTTAGGATTACCTCATGATGTTAAATTTGCGAGCGATTTAGGCGTCGAAATTACAGAGTACGGGCGTGACTTAGACTTTGATAACCTAAGTAGAGGTGAAAGAAATAGACTCATTTTAGGACTATCTTGGGCGTTTAGAGACATGTATGAGAGCTTAAATAGGCCTATGAATTTAATGTGTATAGATGAACTTATAGACAGCGGTATGGACTCAATGGGTGTAGAAAATGCACTTGCGGTGCTTAAAAAGATGAATCGAGAGCAAGGCAAGAACATTATGCTCATTTCTCACAAAGAAGAATTGATTGGGCGTGTAAATAATGTGTTAACAGTAGTTAAAGAAGGTGGCTTCACAAACTACAATACAGACACAGAATATTTAGATGCCTAGCGATTGGATACATAAAGATAATACAGTAAACGAATTACCAAAAGGATGCGAAGCATTCGTATATCTAATCACGAACAAAAAGAACGGCATGAAATATGTCGGTAAAAAACTAGCAAAATTCAAAACAACCAAACCTCCCTTAAAGGGCAAAAAGAATAAAAGACGAGGCACTAAAGAAAGTGACTGGCGCGAGTATTGGGGTAGTTCTGATCATTTAAAAGATGATGTTGAAAAGTATGGAGAGGATAATTTTATCCGTGAAATATTATACTTTTGCCCTAGTCGAGGTGTCGCCAGTTACTTAGAAGCCAAGGAACAATTCGATAGACAAGTACTGCTTTCAGACGATTATTATAATGGTATAATCAATGTGAGAGTAGGTGGTTCAAAAATACTCAAAGAAAGTTTATCAAACATATAACTAAGTACTGATTAAGGCACTTCTGGCACACCTGGCTAACATAGGCACACACATAGGTCCATACACCACCCCATCGAGGCACATAATATCGATTTCCTTGACAATCCGTTAAACACGGTGCGAGATTCTGGAATGTATGGCGGTACATGAGATACAAACACACGACAACAGTATTGAACGATTCAGGCTCTGAGAAAAAGCAACCTGAGAAATTGTGTAACTAAACTCTACAAGGTTATACAATTTTCCGTGGGACACCAGTGACGGTAGTGTATGAGGAGATAAGGCCCACCACTTCTTAATAGCACCCGAGTTAGAGATGGCGACAGTCATCATGATGACAACCATATTTTTTTCACCCGGCAACGGGTGAATTATGGCTCAAGTTTCATGATAACTTCTTTAATAAAAAAATATCTTGTAAGTGATTGAGTGAAGTGAAACGAAACGATAGAACGCAACAAGATAAGACACGAAGTGTCTAGATAGTGTGTTAGATGTTAAGTTATTCTGTTAGGAGTTAACCTGGTATTGAACCTTGTCCTAGAGGAACATTACTACTAGGTTTACCAGACTTTTGTTGATTTAATTTATTGATGACTTTGACAAAGCCTTCGCGATCTTTATAAGACATCATCCATGCTTCAGACCAAGACACAGAGCCCTCACTAAAAACTACCAGTTCAGTGATACTATTTCTGAGGGCGTCTTGATCGTTCTTGAGCTTCCCAATGTAAGCCGAAATTTCTTTAGGCTCTGCCCGTGCTAGGAAGCCATGGAAAAATTTACAGGATCAAAGTTTACTTTGCTACTGAATTTATGCGGTATGCCGTTGTTGTTCTTAACACAGTCTTCGAATTCGCACTCTAATTCCATTTCCAAATTAACGCCTTGATTATTAATTTCGCCAATTTGGTTTTCAATTGATTTTCCTATACTGCTGTCAGCATTATCTAAAAATTCTAAGATTTGCTGTCTATCTGTAACAACAATTTCGTTACCGTCGGGATCTTTTGCTGTGATGCTGGCAACACTGTCGGTTACTAGTTCAGTATTAAGCAGTGCAATTTCTTTGAAGTTTTGGTTAAACATTGCTAACCTTTCCATTTCATCAGGTATTTCTGCTAATGCTTGTAAACTTCTAGTGCTCTTAAAGTTAGTGATACCTGCTTTAATTGTGCTAGAATAGTTAAAAGGTTTAACTTCTATTGTTAAGCCATTTTCTTCTATTCGGTAATTACCGTCTACAGAGCCCATAGTTGCTAAAGCAGTGTCAACACTTGCGATTGCAGTGGTTTTGTTTGTGCATTTTGGACATTCTGCAGATACCTCAATGTCATCACCGTATGTTGCACCTTGTATTGCAATCAGCAAAATGTCGATATCGACACTTAACATCTTTCTTGCATTCTTAACATTAGGTACACAACTTTGAATAACTTGCGTTACTGCTTCGCCGTTAAGCAATGCATCTGGATTTCTCATGATAAGTTCATCTTTTGAAGTCATTGCAAAAATAGGTAATTCACCTGTTTCTGGCATTTCAACAATGTCAGGTGTGTATCCTTGCCCGCCGGAAGGAATTGATGTGAATAATTTTGGTGCTCTAAAATAAGCACTTAATGGATTTGCTTGTTTGTTTGCCATTATTAAAACTCCAGTTAATTAAGCAGATAAATAGTTATATTACAATAATCTGCATAAACTATTTATCAGAGTAAAAACATGCTTTAATGGAAAAGTGAATGGCTGAAGTTACTATCAATATGCCCGATGGCACACAAGCAACAGGAATCATACCTGAGTTTGCCCTCGAATCCACACAAGAGCAAATGCTTAAAATGTGGAAACAACTTAATCCTGAAGTTTTTAAAACCATAGAAAAAGAAGCCAAAGAAGCAACCAAGCAAGTAAAAGAGCAAATCAAAAATGAAAAAGCCAGTCAAAAAGAAGCAGACAAAGCCGGTCAAGAGCTGTTAAAAGCATTAGATGGCATAGAGGCTAAGTTTCAGTTAGATGCTGATGCATTAGACAGATACAATAAAAGATTGGCATTCACAGAAAAAGCACTTAACGGCATGTACACTGCTACAGTTGCAGTATCTACAGCACTAATTGGCATAGCCACTACTGCATTAACTGCTTTTTACAGAGGCTTTACTGATGTTGGTAACACACTCAATGAGTTAACTGATGTCGGTGTAGGCATGCAGGATGTTGCTGGCTCTGGTAGAGTTGCTACACAAGTTCTTGCTGGTTTATCTGCACAAGGTTTAAATGCCGCAAAAACAATGGAAGGCATGGCAACTATTTTTGCTTCTCAAGGTTATAAAGCAACAGAACAATTAGTTGCAGGATTTTTAGACGCAACAGAAAGCGGTGCGGCTTTAGGCATGAGCATAGAGCAAGCAACTGGCATGTATGCAGAAGAATTAAAAGCAAGGCAACAGATTGGTGCCTTAGATACTCAAACTGCCGCAGGCAGATCAAAACTTAATCAACAAGTTCAGACTTCTATAACTAGACAAACAAGTTATGCAAGAGCATTAGGTGTTAGCAGAGATGTACTAGCCGATTTTGCACAAAGTCTTATGACACAAACACCAGTTCTAACTGCAACATTGCTTAGATTTGGTAATGATGTACGAGGTTCAGTTACAGCAGGTATTATGGACTTTGCTAGTGCTATGCGTGGTTTAGGTGGTGAAGAAGGTGGACAAATAGCGGCCGCATTCACAGAAGCGGCATCCATGGGTGCTTTAGGTTTCAGTGATGCAATGGTTGGCTATGTGAGAGCAGTACCGAGTCTTGCAGGACCAATGAACGATTATATTAATGCAGTTCAAAGAGGTACACTAAGTCAAGACCAAGCAAATGAGATGGCACAATCTATTACAACAAACTTAGGTAATTTAAGTGCCGCAGAAAAGAACAGAGTATTTGCACTTGCAAGGGCTGGAGATCAACAAGCACAAAGTATGGCTAAAGCCATATCTCAATTTGAACAAACTGAAAGCAAGTTAAAAGAAATTAACAAAGGCTTCACAATGGAAGGAGTTCAAAAAGGTAGTAACTTACTACAGACCATGCTCAAACAATTAATTGGTATGTTCGATGCATTAAAATACTCATTCTTTACAGGTGTAGGCCAATCACAAGATTTAACAAAGGCTTTTGAGAATGCTAAGAAAATAATCACAGAAGCAATTGGAAAAGTATTCGGAGTAGGCGGTTCTGTCGGCGATGTAAACAATTCTATGCAAGACATCGGTAAAACCATAGCAGATAAACTGCCTAAGTTTATAGAAATGCTTGCAACAGGCATTGCGACATTTATAGAAAATATTCCTTCATACATAGAAACCATCAAAGGTGCTGTAAGCGGTTTAATGACTTTCTTAAAAGTTACAGGATTTTTAATAAAAGCATTTACAGCATTAGCCGCTATAGTTTTAGTAACAAAAGGATTTCATGCTCTTGTTGCCGGCTTAGGTGCAGTTAAAAACGGATTATCAGGATTTGCCGGCGGATTAAAAGATGCTGTCAAAGGAGGACTAAAAGGCCTCTTTGGTAAAGACGGACCCATAAATAAAATTGGCGGCGGAGGCAAAGCAGTTGGTGCCGCAACAGGTGACGGCGTAGGTATTCCAGGCGGTGCAAAATCCGGAGGAATACTCAAGAAGATTGCAGATGCAGTTGCTAAATTTGGAGATAACAAAGTAGTAAAAGGTGCGGCCACAATCGCATTATTAGGTACTGCTGTATTAGCGGCATCATATGGCTTTGCTAAATTTGGTGATGTATCGTGGAGCGGCTTCTTTAAAGGCGTTGCAGGATTAGGTGCATTGGCAGTTGTAGCCAAATTGATGGCTAAAGGGTCTAAAGACATGATGATGGGTGCCGCGGCTATAGCAATACTTGGTGTTGCACTAATACCAGCCGCAGTTGGTTTTAGACTATTCGGTGATGTAAAATGGGAAGCCATTGCTGTAGGTGCAACAGGATTGTTAGCATTAGGCGCAGTAGGAT